AAACTTCAGCCACGAGGCCGAACAATTGTTCGGCGACGGCATACAGCGCCGCGGCGTGTATGTGAATGCCATCTTCGCGGCTCACGAGCGCACCACCTTCCCGTCGCCATACGGCCGGCGCAACTTGCGCGGCGCGTTCGCCGGGTGCAGCACCCAGCGCGGGCCGAGCCATTCGATCGCCGCGCGGCGCTTGTCGTCGAGAGTGGTTTCGAGCCGCGCCGACGGCGGCACGAAGTCAGTCAGTATCTGAATCATGGAACCCTCGCAGTGATTAAAAAGGGCCCGAGAAATCCCGGGCCAGGAAGGACGGGGAGGACAACGGAGAAAAAGAGCGCTGCCGGTTCACTGCGAGCGCGCCAAAAGGCACAACTGCACCGACGCCGGTCCGGCAGCGCACCGGCGCCGGGAACAGATTCAGAAAAGAGGTTTTGAGGTGCATTGCCGACTCGCAGTGACGAGGTACGGCTTAAAGTTAGACTACATTTTTAGTGCGTGCAAGGTCGTGTGTAATCTTTTTCGCGTGCACGCTGACACCGATGCACGCGCCCCTCCTACCTTGCAAATTTGCGGCCATGCGCTACGCTTTCGTCATCACTGCGAGGAACACGTCATGCAAACGAGCAACGACATCTTGAATGCCGTCGCCAAAAAATTGGGCGGCGCGACCGATTACCGGATCGGCAAAGAGACCGGGATACGTCAGGGAACGATCAGCAACATCCGGAATGGAAAGTGTTCACTGTCTGCCGATGGATGCGCCGCGTGCGCGGACATTCTCGGCGTCGAGGCAGGCGCATTGATTGCCATCGCGACCGCTGAACGGCAGGAAAACCCCGACATCCGGAAGTCACTCCTGCGCGTCGCGCGCAAGGGCATGGCGACTGCCGCACTTACTGCGGCGATCGGTCTGGCAGCGGCGCCAGTGCCCCCGGCGCACGCGTCGAGTGCACCGCAGCAACAGGGTCAGTGTTTATTATGTAAACTCCCGCGGATCAGCGACCGGCGGGCGCCCTTTAGCACCGGCCGGCGGCCCGGGCGGCGTGTCGCGCGTCACGACCGCCGCGCCGATGTGCGCAAGAGTTCACCCAATTTCACGCCGCGGAAGCCCCGCCGCGCCTCTGTTGCGCCTACCCTGATCCCCGCCTGACAACGTTCTCGACCGGAGACTCAGATGCGGGATCTGGTGATGCTCGCCCGGACGGCTGGACACTCACGCCGGCAGCTCGCCGAGCGCCTCGGCGTGGCGCCGCGCACCCTCGACGGCTATCTCAGAGACGGCCGCGCACCCGAGCCCGTGGTGCGGCTGCTCGAGGTCTACGCCGGCCGCATGCCGTGGCCGGGCTGCGAGCAGATGCAGCTCGTGCGCGGCGCCATCTACTATCGGGAAAACCCGGACGGCCTGCCGGTCGCCGAGATCCCGGCCTATCGCTGGCGGCTGCAACAGCTCGACGCGCTTGAGCGCGAGATCACTCGCTACCGCCGGGCCCCGGCGCAGTATCTGCTGGACCTGCCCGCGCTTTGATCGCTACTTCGTGCCCATGATCTTTTCGGTCGACCTCATGCCGCCGAGCCCGAGCATGCCGAGCAGGATGATCACCAGGTCGCCCAGCTCGACAGCAGGGATCTGTGCGGTATTCCCGGTCAGCAGCACGACCCAATCCCCCAGCGGGCGCCCGATGTAGTGCCAGCCGAGCGCGGCGCCACACGTCCAGCCGATGAACGGACGCCAGCCGGCGACGAATCGATCAGGACTGGCAGCTTCCACCTTGTTCACGTCGGTCTGCTGCCGCGACCGTTCGAGTTCGTCGTCGATGAGCTTGAACTCGCCGGCCTGCCGCATCTGTTCAAGTTCGAGCGCAATCTGTGCTTTCTGCGCCGGATCTGGCCAAGCACGATCAATAATCTTACCCACCACGCCCGCGATTAAGTCACCTATCATGTGGCCCCCTGACGCGCCCCGACCCGTGCCGGGGCGCTGGTGAGTTACTCTGGCGACACGCCCAGCGCTCTGACTTTGGTTTTGCTGCCGGCAGACAGCTTCGACCACACACACACGGCAGGCGCTGGAAACGGAGTTGCACGCGGTGCAATGCTGTAGTCGCAAGCGTTGGAAGCGGCGGCTTTGAAAAACTGGAAACACATGCGCGAATGCCCTGCAATAATTGAAATTGAATCTTCGACGTTAAACATTGGCAGAACGTTGGGCACGCCTTCTCGCAACTGCTCGATATTCAGCAAATGGCTTCGCACAGCCCCGGCCGTGATCTTCGCTGCCCGGTCAGCAGTTTTGCTATTCGGCGGATCGCAGCGCGCGATGAAATCGGCGGACGCGATGATTGGAAACGCGAGTAACGCTATCAGTAATATCTTGCTCATAATCATATCTCCTTGGGCGCTTGCCCATTGCTATGGATGCCGCTTCTCGGCCTTGTCGATGTCCCGCTGCATCTGTTGCAGTAGGATCATGGTTCTCTCATGCAACACTTGCGCGCCGGGGTGCGCCGGGAGCTGCTCATGCCGCGTCAGCGATTGATGCGTGTCTGTTACGTCCGCAGACACCTGCGCCACGGCCTGTTTTATGAGCTGGATGTCGCTGTACAGATCGCCGACCTGCTCGACTGCGCGCCAGATCACGGCCGACCACGCCATGAACGCAGCGGCCATCACGCCGATCAGGGTTTTCAGAAATATGCTGTCAGTCATTGCCAGATACACTCAATCACGCTGTGATAAACCTTCGGCCCCCGCACCCCGTCGCCAACAGTCTGCACGCCCAGCCACGCGGACCGCCGCTGCGAAACCAGCCACATCATTTGCGGCGTGACATCGCGCCCGTCCGATGTCGGCGTGACCCTGTTAGCCATCGTGACGGAGGTCAGCGGGATAATTTGCCCGTCCACCACAGCCACCAGCCGCAAGCCGGTAGGCGATGGGCCGCTATCTGGTGTCCAACTGAACGCCCAGCGGCAGGACTCGATAGACAGATCGAGGTTGCTATATAGCAGCGACATCGCCGCCGACATCGCGACACCGGGCCAATGCCACGCGCCAGAGGGATAGCCCTGCAACGGCGTTTGCGCGTTGCGGTATAGCGTGAACTCGGTTTGTAGGGCAGCCGTCGCCGACGATGCCCACAGCGCCAGGATGAGCGCGAGTGCTTTCATACCTTGAAGGCGTACATGCGGACCGCGCCGGAGGCGATGTTGCCGCTTGAGAACATCAGCCGGAAATACGCGTATGCCGCCGCAGCGTGCACCCCCATGCCGTTGATCATGTAGTAACTGCCGGCCGCGTTCTCTCCGCTCAGCCGCCACGACACCCGCACGCCCATGCCGGTCACCGATGCGATCTCGATGGTGCCGCTGATTTGCTCGCCGTCGACATTGCCGACCGCGTTGGCCATCAGGAATTTGGCGTCTGAAGTCGAGCCGGCAAGCCCTTCGCTGGCCGCGTCTGTGAGGTTGTGTCGCGACCATCGGTAACTCGTCGTCACATAGGTCACGCCATCGGCGGACAGCCGGCCCCAGCACTCGACGCCGTCGGTCGCGGGTTTCAGGCGGTCGATGTGGATGACGTGCCGCGCGTAGTTCGTGAGGTCCAGCGCGAAGTCATACGTCGCGACCGCCGAGCCGTTCTCGGTTTCGAGCAGCGCGCAGGCGCCCCCCAGGGCCGCAGTGATGAGATTCGGCGGCGTGATTTTCTTGACCGTGCTCGCCGACTCGTCCCAGATTTCGATCAGATCGTCGGTCGCGATGGTGGTCAGGGCGGTCAGGTCTTCCGTCGGCACGAAGCGGTGCAGCTCAACCCAGTCCGTCCCCGAGCGGCGCAGGAATATGACGGCCGAGGTGCTCGCGTACACGAAGTCGGTCGCGTCGTAGAGCAGCATCTGCCCCGCGCCGCCGGCCGCGTGGTTGAGGGTGACGACCCGGCTCGCGTTCTCGGCCCGCAGCGCGATGACCTGCCCGTCGCGCGTGTTGGTCTGCGTGATGGTGTCGAGCGTATCGGTCGCCGCGTTGCCCTCGGTGTCGAGGCGGAAGATCCCGCCCCCGACCCCCTCGGCCGGGGTGACGGCGCCGCTTGCGATCGTGAGTTCAGCCCCCGCCTCGCCGCCGACGGCCTCGGCCATGATGTCGCGCAGGGCCTCGAGCGCGACTTTCATCTCCGCGTTGGTGCGCGCTGCGTTTTCGATGTAGCCGGCGGCCGGTAATGTGCTCATTTCAGTACCCCTGCACGACCGCATCGACGAGGCCGATCACTGCCGTGCCGGCAGCGTTCAGCACCTCGATGTCAGGGCCGAGCGTTTCGTCTTTGTCGATGATGCGCGCCGAGATCCCGCCATTGCCGTCGGTTTGCACGGTGACGTTGACGACCCGGATCGCGCGGTAAGTCTTGGTGATAGGCAGCCTGGTCGACGTCGCCGAAACCACCAGGTCTTCGAAGGCCTCGACGATGTCCGGCACGTCGATGACGATGTCGAGCTGCGAGGCAATGCCCTGCGTGGTCCCGCCGTGTGTCGTCAGGCGGAACTGATAGCTGTCAGCCGTCGAGTCGAACGGCCCCAGCGCGCCGGGGAACGTCAGCCACTCGCCGATCGAGTCGGCGTCCCAGAACAGCGCCCCGTCCGCCCCCCAGAACGCTGAACCGTCGGCGCCCCAGAACGTGCCCGAGGTCGAGATCCGATAGTCCAGCGTGTAGGCGCCCGTGACGGTCGCGTCGACCTTCAGCACGCCATCGCCGAGCACATCGGAGGTCGGCGTGTACGTCGCGACGTAGATCATGCCGTCGTAGGTGTTGGCATCCCAGAACACATCGCCATCAGCGCCCCAGAACAGCGCCGAATCGGCGCCCCAGAACGGCGGCGACGACAGCAGATCGGCCTCGATGTCGGTGCCGGTGTCCGTGCCGCCGGTGAGCGCGCCGTCCCAGCTTGGCGCCTCGCTTTGCGAGACGACGACGTTGGCGGTCACCAGATCGCCGAGATCGATGGTCACGGTCGCAGCGGTCGCCGACTCGATACCCGAGGTGTCGACGGCTTTGATCAGGATCGTCTGCGTGCCGTGCAGCCCCGAAATGTCGAACGGCGGCGCACCGATGACGCCCGGGTGCAGCGCGCGGGCCGTGCCCCAATCGGTCGCGGTGCCGTAGTGAGCGCGGAGCACGAAGCCGGCGAGGTCGACCGGCGGCGCCGGGTACGGCCAGGTGAGGCCCGAGCCCTGCCGATAAAAGCGCTCGACGTCCGGCGGCGGCGTGGTCTTGCCGACGACCGTGTGCGTGATCTCGGTCCAGTCGGAGGTGGCCCCGGCCTGCGAGACGCTGCGGAGCTGCACGACGTAGGTCTGCCCGTCGTCGACTGGCATGATCGAGAGATCGCCGGCCTGCGCTGGGAGGCTCGGCACGAACGCGAAGTCTTGATTGCTGTCCGCCGGCCGGTAGCGTGCCTGAATGACTTCCGCCGGCACCAGCCCCTGCGACTGAATGACCGTCACCGACAAGAGAATGCGCGAGGTCAGCGTGCCGTCGCTGGCCCGGATCAATGCATCCTCGTCGGAGTCGATCGAGAGAATGACGGGTTTCGGCGGGCGCGGCCGGTTGATGGCCGGCGGCGTGGTGATCTGCGGATCGAAGTCCGGGATCGCGCCGCTGTCGCTGGTCTGGATGGCGGGCGCGTAGTCGACGAAGGAGATCCGCGCGCTGAGATCCGGGCCCGGCTCAATCGAGCGCACGAGCAGCTCGACGGATTCCGCCCCCAGCTCGCCGAACTGGATGAGATCCCCGACCGCCGGGCCCGACGCGGTCGCGACTGGTGTCGCGAGATCGAGCTGCGTCTGATCGCCGGCGACGGTCGTCAGCGTGTACTCGGCCGAGGTCGAGGCCTGTCGCACACGGATGCCGTAAGTCGTGCCGCCGGTCATTGTCAGCGGCGCGTCGATGACAATCCCGGTGGTGTTGAGCCCGGACGTCACGAGCGACTTCACGCGCGCCTCGCCGAGGCCCCAGAGCATCAGATCATGGCGGACACGCACCAGGTCGCCGCGGTTGCACACCAGGTGCTCGAGGTCGGTCTCGCCCTCGTAGACTTCGGAGCGCAGGCGCGCGGCGAACATCGCCCGCCGGCCGCGTTTCCAGGCCGCCGCGGCGCTCGTCGTGTACGGGAGTTCCAAGGTTTCGAACAGCGTCGCATTGCTGGCCGTGTAGCCGTCGTCATAGACGAACAGCTCCTCGGCCTGATGGCCGGAGCTCTCCGGGTAGAAAATGACCTTCAGCGCGTGCGGGCGGACGGCGAACACTTTCGTCGAGCTGAAGCTGCGCAGGTTGCGCGGCGTGAAATGCTGGATCACGGTGTCGCGCGCGTTGTCGACGACGACCGAGAATTTCCCATCGGTCACGGTCGGTGACGCGCAGGCGGTCGCGGCAATCTCCTGCAGGCATTCATAGACGGATTGCCGGCGATCGAACACGCCGTCGAACGTGAAGCCGTTCGCATCGCACCAGGTCGCCCACGCGAGCAGCGCGTCGAGATCGATCCGACTGTCCGGCACCGGGCGCGCGTTGGCCGAGCCGCGGAGCACGTCCGCAAAGGCCCACGCGGGATTGCGCGTGGCCTGCTCGACCCACGTCGAGCCGTTCCACACCGGCAGCACCGAGGTCACGGTGCAGTTGAGTTGCTCGATGACGCCAGAGAGCTGGTCCGTCGCCTGCGCCCTCACGGCGATGCGGGCGATGCCGGTGCGGGTGACCGGCGGCTCATTCTGGTGTGATCGCATCGCGGTCCAGAACGATTGTTCGCTGGTCACCGACTGATTGTCGCCGACGTTGTCGGACTGATCGTCCATGGTCAGGCGCTTAAGCTGCACGTCCCATTGCCCGCGCGACACCCGGAACCGGACCGATCGGCGGACCGCGCTCTTGCTGTTGGCGGCGATTTCGAACGCCCCGCCGGTGATCGTGACCCCGAAAGATTCCTGCAACAGCGTCGGGTTCTGCCACGGCCCGCCGGCGGTCGGCCGGATCTGCACCTCGAACTGCACCGCGACGCCGAACTTGATGTTGCGATCGCTGATCCGCTGCAGGCCCGACGGGAACGTCACATCGAGCGTCACCTCGTCGGTGTCGGGCTCGGTGGTGCGAATCGAGAACCCCGAGACCTGCTTCAGCTCGATGTTCAGCGACTGCTCGCGCACCTGGTTGCTGAACAGCGTGATCGACGTGTCGGTGCCGTAGCCCTCGCGCACCTGGTACTCGAAGTTTTTGAGCGTGCCGACGGCTTGGTCGCCGACCTTCAGGTTCGAAATCTGCATAGGCCCATAGCCGACGTCGAACAACATCCGGATATATTGCTGCTCGCCCCAGTACAGTTCGGTATACGGCTGCGCGGCGAGCAGCGGGTAGTAGTTGACCCGGCGGCCGTAGATGCGCGGCACGACCCCATAGGGCCGGGCCTCGTTCTTGACGCCCTGAATCGAGAACCGCGCGGTGACCTGCTCGTTGTCCCGACCGACCGAGCGCTGCTTCGGTGCTGGTGCCAGCGCCGAGGTCAGCAGCGCCGTCGTGAGCCCGATGCCGGCCTGCACGAGCCCGAGCTGCAGCGCGGTCAGGCCCAAGGTCGCCGCCCAGCTCGAGGCGGCAAAGCCGCTGATCGCGATGCCGAGACTGATCGGATCGGCGGCCATCGCGCGCACAACCACGGTCCCGCGCTTGACCCGGACGTGCTTCCACTGCGATTTCGGGATCAGCCGATCCTCGAGGGCCACGACCGCGTGCGCCATCGTTGACAGCGGCACCCCGCCCTTTTCCGCCGCGGACACCACGACATCCTCGACCGTCGGGCGGCCGGGTAACTCGTAGACGTGACGCTTCAGCCGCAGCGGGTGCGGCACGGCGACGACGGTGATCATCGGCGCCAGAACCCCGCGACGCGGCGCGACCAGATCGGCGACTTGTACGACTCGACGCAACTATCGGTGCCCGGTCGCGCGTGCAGAAAGCGCCCTTCGCCGACGACGATGCCGAGGTGCGACTCGACGCCGGCCATCTTGAACAGCACGACGTCCCCGCGGCGCTCGGTGCCCGCCTCGACCGGCTGCCAGTCGTCGGATTCCCCGCGCACGATCGCCGCGATCTGCCGGCGCTCCTCGAGGTCGAGTTCGCGCCCGTAGCGATCGCCGAACGACGGCAGCGCGAGGCCGCGCTGCTCGAGGTGATACAACCGCACCAGCCCCCAGCAGTCGAGCCCGCGGCGATCCGTCCCGTGCAGCGTGAACGGGATCCCGACATAGTCCGCGATCATCGGTCGACCGCGTCGAACAGCGCCGGGTTGGTGGTCGGCGTATAGGTGGCTTCCGGAAACGGCTCGTTCATGATCGCCTCGGTCCCGACCTCGATGCGCAATGTCCGATCGGAGATCCGCGCGGTGCGGGATTCGAACACGAACGGCCCGGCTTCGATGGTGTCCGGATCGCTCGCGCGGATGTGCTCTTGCGTGATCGTGAACGGCGTCGAGATTGAGCGAAAAGTCGCGGTGAACTCGCGCGTGACGTTGTCGAGCGTCAGCTCGAGCGTCGGCAGCTCGCCGTCATTCTGCGCGGGCAGGATCGGCGGGAACGACCAGGCGGTGAACGTCTGACCGTCGCTGACGATGTCCTCGGTATTGTTCACCAGCCGGATCGGCGTCGGCAGATCGGCGTGCTCGATGGTCAGGAGCTGCAGCCAGATTTCGTCAGTCTGCGCGGCGTAGAGTGACGCGCGACCGTCGGCCGAGGTCATGGCAGGATCTCGAGCATCAGCGTCGTTCGCCAGTAACCGGCGCCGAGCGGCCGGTACTCAGGTCGGCCCCGGAAGCGGTAAGTCGCGGCGGCCAGGGTGCGGTGATGCACCCAGTCGAACGGATCGACCGCGCCGATAGTCGAGTCGTAGAACGTATCGAGCAGCGCGACCTGCGCGGTCGTCAGCACGAGACTCGCCTGAAAGACTTTCACCTCGGCGGTGTAGCGTCGGCGCAGTTTGGCCGGGCCGGTCTCCATCTCGGTGCGGATGACGTTCGGCTCGGCCGACTCCGTGAAGTCAGCGAGCAGCACGCGCTGCGGCAGGGTAGCGGGCCAGACAGCCATCAGCGGGCCACCAGCGGCGCTCGCACGCCGAGCGGCGCGAGCATGCCGCGCGAGGCTGCGCGGGTGACCGAGCCGCCGACGAACACGTCGATGCCGCGGCTGTCATTGGTTTCAGTGCGCACCGACTCGTTGCCGTAGTTGTAGACGTTGTTGACGACGCCCCCGCCGCCGTTCGGGACGACCGTGCCGGCGGTGCCCGGGATCAGCAGCTCGGGCCCGCGCTCGCCGACGACATAGGCCCGGCCGGCGGACACTGGGCCGCCCGAGGCGCGGAAGCCGCCGAAGATGCCCTTGAAGAAATCGCCGACGCCCCCGAACCCGCCGCCACCGGCACTGAACTGCTCGCTGAAGAAATTCGAGATGGGATCGGTCACGGTCTGGCGCAACAGCAGCCGCGCGATGTCCTGCCCGAGGCCGGCCAGCACATCGGAGAAACTGCCGGCCGAAAAGATGGCCTCCTCGAAAGCTGACGAGAACGTCGCCCCGAGATCGGAAAAGGTGGTTTTCAGCCGGTCGCCGTTCTCGTCGAGCTTGCTGACGGTGGTGTCGAGTTCGTTGAAAACCTCGATGGCCTTGCGGCCGTACTCGTCGGAATTGGCGCCGAACACGCGCGAGAATTCCTGCAGCTCGCGCGTCGCGCGCTCGCGTGGTGTCGAGATGGATTCGCGCAGGGAGTCCAGTCGGGCGCGGGACTGCGCGACCTCGCCCTGAAAGGCACGCTCGCGATCGCGCGCGTAGTCCTGCAGGTAGTCGCGCACCGAGTCGGTTTCGCGCTGCAGGGCATCGGCCACGCGCTGAGCTTCGCGAGAGGCTTTTTCGGCGGCCTTGGCGGCGGCTTCGGGATCGCCCTGCGCGTCAATCCCCGCGCCCGTGAACGTGCCGAGGATCGCGGCACGGCCGGCAGTTGCGTCGGTTTCCTCGCGGCCGGTGCGCGCGGCGTTGCGGCGGACGCGCAGCTTTTCCTCGAGACCGTCGATGGTGTCGGCCGCCTGGTCGGCCTGCTGCCGGAAGCGATCCGAGTTGAACAGGCCCGATTTGAAGGTCTCGAACTTGAGATTGAAGCGCTCGAGCTTGAGCGCGGTTTCGGTCAGGAAGGTGTCGAAGGTCTTGCCGAGGTTGCTCAGCGCCGGGGCGGCTTGCGGGATGCCGGTCGCGATGGCATTGAACAGCGTCGTCAGCGCCGGTGCGAGCGCGGTCGCGACGGCTTTGCCGGCGGCCTGCGAGGCAAGGTTGAGTTCGCCGATCGAGTCGTTCAGCGCGTCGAACTTGTCGGCCTGGTCGCGGGTGATCGTGCCGTTCAGCTCGACGAAGCGATCGACGAGCCGGCCGATGCCGTCCTCGCCCTCGAGGATGAGCGGCGCCAATTCCCGGAACTGCTTGCCGAACAGGGCAGCGCCGGCCGCCGCGCGCTGGCTCGGGTTGTCGACGGCAGCGAGTGCAGCGCCGATCTGGCCGATCTGGGTGGCGAGGTCGACGCGCGACAGATCGTCGGCCGAGAGCTTGAGCAGGTTCAACGCCTGCGCGGCTTTCCCGCCCTGCCCGTTCGCGATGTCGACGAGGTTCTTTGAGAGCTGCTGCGCGGCCGAGGAGATGGTGTCGATCGACGTGCCGGACTGGCCCGCCGCGAAATTCAGGAACGAGAGCTGCTCGACCGACTGTCCGGTCGCGAAGGACAGATCGCGCAGTCGATCGCCGAGGTCGATGACCTCGCGCGCCGCGCCCGCGATGCTGGCGAACGACAGGCCGGCGCCGATCCCGGCGAGCGCCGCCGTCGCGAACCCGGCCGCGCGCTTGATGCCACCCGCAGCCCGGTCGACCACGGACACGGCGCGCGCCATGTCGGTTTGCAGTTTGCCGACGTTGGCGCCGAGTTCGACGACCAGCGAGCCGAGTGTTGCCACGGGTTACCCTTTGAGCGTGTCGATCAGATCCGAGAACGTGGTCGGCTTGACGGGCTCGGCTTCCCGGCGGCCCGGCAGAAAATCAGTCGGCGCGAACGGCGGGACGTCCTTGCCCCGGTTGACGTTGCACAGGATGGCGCACACTTGGGCCAGCATCGCAACCACGGATCGCGAGCCCCACGGCTCACGCTGATAGTCCTCGAGGTGCCCGAGATACTCCTGCGCCGACATCGTGGCGCCCAGCTCGTCGACGGTGCGCCCCAGGTCACGCGCCAGAAAGCGCGCGAACGTCAGCCCGTCGGTGTCGTTTTTTTTTCGAGGCCGGTGAGCTTGATCACGACCTCGTAGAGCTGCAGCGATTCAGCGAGGCACGACGCGCCCCAGGCCTGCCACTCGTCAAGACTCAGCAGCGGCTCGCCCTTGGCGTCGATGGCGCACCAGGCGAGCACCTGCGCGATCTCGTCGTCCTGCGTGTGCCGCTCCTTGCCGAGCTTCAGCATCTCCGACAGCGTGAGCTGACGCAGGATGATGTCGCCCCCGAGCGTCTCGACCGGGACGGTCTCCTTGCGGAGAACCGGCCGGACGATGGTCGACTTGTCGAGTGCCATCAGGTCGCGTAGGCCTGCGACGCGTTGGCGTTGGCCTTGATGGTGATCGGCGTGGTCACGAGCTGCTGCGCCGAGCCGGTCGGCGCCAGCGAGCAGCCGATGTAGCCGGTCGTCAGCCACTTCGTCGAGTCGGCGAAGGTGAACCGAATCGCGCGCCGGGCCTTGCTGTCCGAGGCGGTCTTCAGCGCCTGCAGCGCGGTTGACGACGGATCCCACTGCGCGGTCATTGCAAAGCTGAGATTGCTCGCGACACCCGGCTGCACGATTCGCACCAGATCGTGAATCGTCGTCGTGTCGATGTCTTCGAACTCGCCGCCCGACACGGTGATGTCGGTGATGAGCGAGAGCGTCGTGCCGAACGTGATCACCTGCATGTTGCCCGAGGTGAACGTGTCGTAGGCCGAGCTGTCGACACCTTCGAGTTCGACCGTATTGCTGCCGGCGTTGACGTTGGCCGCGCGGACGACTCGCTGGTCAAGCTGATACATGCCCACAATGTCAGACAGGTACAAATAGTCACCGTTTGACGGATCGGTGCCGGTATAGGTCGCGACCGCTGGGTTTGCCTTGGTGATCCCGCTGATCGGAAGCGCCGTAGCGAGTGCCGACTGAATCGCGATCTGAACGCCTGACCATACTTTCGCCATGATTCCCCCTAACTCAAATGCTCAATCGCGAGCGTGACCACATAGGTGCGCGAGTCGACGTCAAAGTCGCCCGCGCGGTTGACCATCAGAAACCCGGCCGCCAGGACGGCGGTCTGCGCGACGTCGGCCACGGCTTCAGCCGCGGCGCGGGTGACGCCAAAGGACAGGACCGAAAGCTGCGCGCGGGTCAGCGCGATCGTGCCGTGGATGGTCGGCACGTACTCGGTCGTGTCGCGCGTGTAGACAATCGCCGGCAGGACATCGTCCTGCGGCCGCGCGTCTGGATAGATCCGATCTGCGACGAGCGCGTGCACAGCCACCGCGGCGTCGAGCGTCGCGAATAGCACGGTCTCGGCGCTCATCGGTAGCGGGCCAGCTCGGTCGCGAGGCGGCTGCGGACAGCCTCGAGTGCGCGCGGGCCGGCGGCGATCAGGCCGTCACGCATGAAACGGCGGCCCGGAATGAGCCGGCCGTAGGTGCCGGCGCCTCGCTTGCGGGCTTGGCGCTCGGTGCGCGACGCAAACTTGCGGCGGCCGACAGCGGTGAAGCCCAGCTCCTGGAATTTGTAGTAATACGGATCGACGAACTGCCCCTTGCGCTTGCCGCGCTTCTGGACCTTGCCCGTCCTGACCCCGATCACCACGCGGGCCTCGAGGCCGTTGCGCGGCTTGCCCTTGCGCGAGGCGACGTTGCGCTTCAGCGTCCCGGTTTTCACGGGTGCCCGGTTCTTGATCTCCTGCACCACGACCCGCGCGCCGGCGTTCATGGCGTTGTTCAGCGATCGCCGCTGCAGCTTCGCCGGCAGCGCTTTCATCTCGCGCTCGAGTTCAGCGAGGCCGCTGATCTGGATCGTCGTCACGCGACCGCACTCAGGTTGCGCACTTCGTAGTCGTACTGGTGCGTCACCGCCTGGTCGCCCGAGTAGGTGCCGGTGACGGTCACCCGGCGGCGTTCTCGAGGCCGGCCGGAGACGATCGCATTGTTCGCGGCGGTCAGTTGAATCTCGACCGAGGTGCCCGGCGTCACCGAGGTGTCGTCGAGGATCTCGGTCGCGCTCGTCAGGCAGTCGATGCGATAGCTGACCGTCGACGGCGCGGCCAATTCGCCCGCCTTGTCGTAGAACGAAACGGTCAGATACCCGGTCGTGCCCTCGTTGACGATGTCCATCAGGCGGCCTCGAGGGTTGCGATCATCGATCGTTGTGAGATTGTCATCGTCATCGTGCGAGTCGCGAGCGTGCAGACGATCCTGCGCGTCGTGAGTGCGCTCCGCGCCTCGACCGGGATCGCCGCCGCGCCATCCGAGCCGACGGCCGTCGCGCTCGAGCTGCCGGCGCTGCTGCCGGCGGCTGCGGCCGTGCTGGCGCCGGTACCGGAAGCGCTCGAGCTGCCCGCGCTGCTACCTGCCCCGGATTCTGTCGAGCCACCAGGCGCCACGCCCGTTGCCGTCGACGTGCCCGAGCTGGTGCCCGTCGCAGCGGCTGTGCTGGCGCCTGTGGCGCTGGCGGCCCCTGCCCCTGCCGATGTACCGGCCGACGCTGCGATCGACGCGCCTGCGCCGGCTGCGGCGGCCGCGCCGGCTGCCGTGCCTGCTGCAGCGGCTGTGCTGGCGCCGACCGCCGAGGCCGTGGCCGAGCCAGCGGACGAGCCGGCACCGGATTCGATCGAGCCGCCGGTGACGTCCCCGAACACGAGGATTGCGGCGTAGATCTGATCGCCAGTGTCGACACAGCTGAACGTCGTCGACTGCGCCGCGGCGCTGCTCAGATCCTTGAAGGCTATCCACGCCCCGCCGCGTGAGCCCGAGGCGGTCGCGGCGACGACCTCGGCGAAGCTGTTCGTGTAGGCCCTGGTGGTCTCGACCGTGTCCCAGCGGTCATCCGCGAACAGCGCGATCGCCGCGCCGTTCGCCGTGGTGTTCGAGGCCGCGTTCGTCGAGATCGACGTCACCGCCGAGCCGGTGATGTTGGCTTCGTTCTCGTTGCTGGCTTCCAGCGTCGCGGTCCCGGTCCAGCCGGTCACTTTGATGCCGGACATATTCCCTGACGCAGTCGATGCATCGATGGAGAATGCCGTTTCTGAGCCGTCCGCCTTTTTCCAATAGGTCACGGCCCGGAAATCGCCGGCACTCGCCGCAACGTCAGGGCCGGGAGTCCAGCCGGAGGTGGGGTTGATGAATGTTTCGGTCGGGCTCGTCGCGCAGACGACGACCGCCAGGACATCCCCCGCCGAGCACGTGAACGAGATCGTCTTCGTGCCGGTCGACGCCCACGTGACGGACGTCGCGAGCGACGAAGCAGAGCGGGCCATTACGGCGCCTCGAGCGATCCGATCAGGGTGTCCAGCAATCCCCGCAGCGTGGCAGTTTGCAGCGTCGTGAACGACGGCTCGACGACCCGCCCACTGCTGACCGTGTGCGCGCTGTTCGCCGGCAGCGCCGTCGCGATATGCGCGGCGACCGCGTTTGCGGCGGTGCGCATCGTGGCGTAGTCGGCCGCCGGGTTATACGTGGCGTTGTCTTCCTGCGCTCGCGCATAGGCCTGCAGGACGGGGGCGCCGAACTTGGCGACGGTGGTCTCGCAGAATGCGATCTGCGCGCCGAGCGTTTCGTAGTAGTCCCGCACCTGCGTGAACGTCACCGGCCCGGCAGCACTGGCCGCACGCATCCTGACAGCCTGCGCGCGGATCTCGCGCCACGCGCCTTTCAGCTGTTTGTAGACATCATCGAGGCCCAGCCGGGTGATCAGCGCCATCGATCAATCCTCCGTCACGGCGGTCGACGTGGTCAGCCGTGGCGTGATGCCGCTCGACACTGACAGACTCGGCGACACCGCGCCCTTGTATAGCAGGCTGCCGGTGCCACTCGAGGCCGTCCCGATGCCGAAGTGCGTGATCGTCGCCGTGCCGCCGGTGCAGGCCGGAAAGTCGACATTGGCGGCCGGGCTGACCGAGTTTACGGTGACCGTGAACCCAGCGCCCGAGCGTGCTACCGCCACGCGCGCGTAGCTCGTGTAGGACGTTTCGCTGGTCGTTTGATCGCCGGTTTCCCCGGGATCGGCCGTGTGCAGCGAGAGGTAAAGCGAGCCGGCAGTCGACGACCCACGCAGGCCGGTCGCGTCGCCGACGTTCGCGAAATTCGTGTTCTTGAATATCAGCTCGAGCAGGCCGTTCTCGAGGCTGTTCGATTTGCTCATGCTTCCGTCACTCCTTCAGCGAGCAGCAGCTCGAGTTCGCGATGCCGTAGCTCGCGGTCGATGACTGCCGTGATCGCGTAAATTTTCGATTCGAACGTGATCCGCATCTTCGGCGTCACGCCCTCGAGGTAGCGGATCCGGGCCCGTGCGGTGATTTCGGCCTGCACCTGGGCGGCGGCGAATACCTCGCGGCCGTTCAGCGGGTCGAGTGCGCCGGGCACGGTCGCGAACGTCGCCCAGGTCTGCACCGCCTGCCCGTGCGCGTCGCGCGTCTCGGTCGGCTGCTCGATGACCAGCGTGTGACGCAGGGCCCCGGCGCGCATCAGAAACGGGTGAACACGCGAAACGGCATCAGCAGCGCCTCGACGCCGTAGGGCACCGTCGACACCGACAGCGGCGAGCTGGCCTCGCGGTGCTCGTACAGGTGGCCGACGAGAAACTTCAGCGCGTGCCGGATCTGATCGGGGATCGCCGCATCGCTCGCCCCGTAGCCCGCGACGTAGACGATCGTGACCGCCAGCGGGTGAGACAACACGTTCGGCCAGGCCTGCCCGTAGCGCAGGCGCACGCGGCCCGGCAGGCTGCCGCTGTCGACCTCGTAGGCCGTCGAGCTGCTCAACGTCGCCGTGGTGGTCTCCGTGTCGCGGTAGACGACCGAGGTCACCGACACGAGCGGCGGATAGGGCAGCATGATCTCGCCCCCGCACTGCCAGCACGGCGGATCGGCCCACCACGGCTGACCCGGGAACGCGTCGAGCTTGTACGTGTAGGTCCGGTTGATCAGCGCCCGCCCGAGCCACGCCTCGACCCATGACGTCGCGACCGCGATCAGGGTCTCGAGGTAGCTGTCATCGCTCGACGGTGTGCGGCAATGCGCGCGGGCGTCGTCGACCAGCAGCGCGGGCGCGGCTGGGGGCGTGGTGGTGACGAGGTGCATTAGTCGGCCCCGCTTTGCCACGCGCCAATGTCCGGCGGCACGCGGGTTCGACGGCCGCCAAAGTCGCGCGGCACGCAGCCGGTCGTATACACGCAAGTCCCCGACCGTCGCAGCGGGCTCGTTGACCGGGTCTTGAATCCACCGGGATCTGTCGGGTTGCCGCCGCCGACGAATTGGGGGTCTGCGGTCACGTCGCCAGTCGTCGTTGATCCCGGCGTGCCATTTACATCTACGTTCACGGCATTGCCTGAATAGGCGTTGTAGCCCCTCGACGTGGGGGTGCCGATATAGAAAAGGCCGGACGCGCTATTGATCAGCGTGTTGTTGTTTGCGTTTACAGACGACGCGCTCGAGTCCCCGATGTAGAGAGCTTCTTGCCCCGCTTCGCTTATCGTGTTGTTCCAAATGTCGATATTGTTCACATTGTCGTCTGTCCAGATCCCGCGGTCACTGGCCTTGTACACGACATTGGCCTCAATGCGGGCGCGGGTGCTAAAAGGTGCCGCTGACTCTGCCGTGAGCGAGATGCCGACCTCGCCTCCCTGCGTGAAGTTTCGCCGGGCCACGATGGCAGTCTCCGTCGCCGTGTCGAAATAGATAGGGTGACACTGCTTTGACGGCAGCGGGTTGGTCGGGACCAGCGGGCACAGCACCGTATTGTCTTCAACGGTCACGCTCGACCCCGCACCAGCGGTCGCGCCAATCACAAACCCGTACTTGTTGTCGGCGGCTTGGTGGTCGCAGTAATTGTCCGACCACGTAACGGCGCCTGAATCCGTTACGCCAGTCAAATCTACCTGCGTGCAGTCGCCCAAATCGTTACCAAACGACACATTCGTATAGGTGTTGTCCGTAATGGTCGCGCCCTTCCCTCGATACCAGATGCAGTCTTCCCAGCACCCGTCGAAGGTAGAGTCTTCAACAATCAGCCCTTCGCCACGCTTCCAGATGCAGTTGCCGTCCGTGCCGCTCGCTGTACCGCAGTTCTCGAAGGCTACGCGCCGCACCCACAGCGACGTGTCATCAGTCACGGCGCCAGTGGTCGAGTGGTCCCACAGAATCCCCGCCGACACGTTGCGAATGGTCAAATCTTCAATGCGAATGTATTGGCGGGTCGCGGCAGTGTTAGACGCCGCAATGGCGCGAGCACCCGCTCCGGTCAAACCAGTGCGGTCTATCGTGCTGTTCGCAGATCGGCCACAGGCAGTCGCGTCGCCACTCAGCGTGATATAGTTGCCCACCGACCCAGAATCAGCAATGGTGAAGCGCGCATCTGCCGCCACCCAATCCCCGCACAGATACAGCGTATCGCCCGCGTTGATGCTGGCCCATGCAATATCCGCATTGCCGTCGAACGCGTTGTCGATGTCGGTCCCGTCCTCTAAGCCGTATTCGCCCTGAGTATCGGGCCGGACGTACCAATCCGCCCCCCACGCATTCCCCGCGAGAAGGCAAAGGCAAAACAGTAAGGCGCGCATTACGGCGTGAACCTGCCCACTGCGATCACGCTGACGCCTGCCCCGGTCGTGACCTTCCAGGCGCCCGCCGTGCTGACGATGTTCAGCTCGACGACGTACACGCCGATGCCGCCGCCGGGAGAGTTCGGCAGGATCGAAATCGCCGAGCCGCCGCCATCCTTGATCGATGTCGCAGCAGTCGCCGCGGTTGCGACCACGATCACGAGCTTGTGCAGGAAGTCGCCCACACCGCCAGTCACGCCGAGCACCTGGTCGGATTGTGAGGCCGCGACGGTCTCATAGTCGAATTGCCCCTGCTCGACGACGATCGCGGCGTTCGACGCATCGACACCGGCGCCACCGACGAGGCGCACGTGCACGGCGCCCTCGGTGCCCTTGACCTGCCGGGAACCCTCGACTGTGTCTTCGATCTGCATACTTCCCCCTTGAAAAAGAGCGGCCCGGGAGTCCGGGCCGCAGTCACACCATCAAGCGAGGAGATCAGTCGGTGATCGCGGCCTGCGCGATGCTCGGCAGGTTGCGCGAGCCATGCAGCAGGTAGACGGCGGTGCCGACGGCGTTGGCCATCGACGCGACATCCACGCGCACGCAGTCGAACCCGTTGTCGAGGTCGAGCGTCGCCGCGTCGACTTCGATGACGTAGAGCAATTTCTTGCTGTTGGTGGTGTCGGTCGTGAAGGTGTCGCTCGACACGGTGAACTCGGCGATCGTGTCACCGGCATCGGTGTCGATGTCGCGGTACGCTTTCGAGAACGCGAGCGCCTTTTCACTGCCGCCGGCGACGCTGGTCGCCTGCTTCAGCGTGACGGCGCCCCCGGTGACGGTGGTCGCGTTCAGGATCGAGATCAGCACCGTCAGGCGGCGGTGGTTCTTCATGCTGACGTAGTCGCCATCGCCGGCGGTCGTCGCCAGCGCGGCGGGCGCGCAGCCCATGACCGGCTTTACGAAGTCGATCAGCGGGAGAGAGGTCGGATTCATGTGGTACTCCTCACGGCGCCGGCCCTTGCCAGCGCCTCAGTCGGTGAATTAGCCGCGGGTGTCGAGGGACACGAAGTGCGACAGCGTGTTGCTGCCGTTCTTGCGCGTGATCGGCGTACTGAGCCACGGCTGCCCGCCCATGCGGAACGACCAGCGAAAGGCCGTGTGTCCGGTGTCGAAATACAGGTGCATCGACACGTCAGACTTGAGCCCGCTCGACTTGTAGGCGGCGCCGTAGCCCTTCAGGTAGGCCAGCATGATGTCGCCCTTGGTGCCGAGCGTTTGGCAGGCCTCGCTGACGACAATCGGCCGGCCGAGCAGGGTGCCATTAGGCGCCGCGTTCATGCCGCCCGGCGGGATGAACATCGGCGCACCCGAGACCGCGGTGCCGGACACGCTGGATACGACCTGACCGAGCGCGTGGATCTGAGGCTCACAGTCCTGGTTGATGAGCCACACGGCGCTCGCGCGCTGCGGTGCCGCGCATCGGCTCCACATCTTCAGGATATTGGCCTGCGCGATGGTAGCGGCCGCCTGCGACGATTCTTTCGCGACGCTGACCAAGGCCGGCGAGTTCAGGATGCCGAGCGGGTTGCCGCCGCCGAGGCCGTTCAGGATCAGATCGTTGATCTTGAAATCGATCTTTTCGGCCGCCTTCACCGTCAGCATATTCTGCAGCAGCGGCGCGTCCTCGAGCAGCTCGTCGGTCATCGGCACGAACGCGTAGATCGTGGTCAGATCCGTTTTCCACTGGCCGATTTTCGGCTTGCTGGCAGTGTAGGTGCCGGCCTCGGCGCGGGTATAAACCCGGATGCCGGAACTCGAGCCCCACTGCGGATCTTCATCGATCGGGATGGTGATGCTGTTGCTGTCGGTCGGCATCGCGTCGACCTGCGACAGCCACGAGCCTTCACCCGTGATCAGGTTCATGATCGTGTTGCGGTAGTCGGGCGGCACGGCGAAACCGCCGTCGGCGCCGGACTGCTCGGCGCCGTAGGTCGTCGGCGCGTTGATCAGGCGCGGGTCGACCCGGCCGCCGGCCGCGTCACGCACCGCACGGGCAAAGGCCTGGACGGTCGGCCATTCCCAGCGATTGCGCACGTCCTGCAACTGATACGGCGCCGAGATGTGATCGCCCTGCATCGGCACGGTGGCCGGCGGCTGCGGCGCGCTGCGGCGGTTGCCGCCGCTCGCGGTGGTTTCGCCCAGCGCGACGAGGCGGCGCTCGCGCTCGATCTGCGGCGTCATGCCTTCGGCCTCGGCGAGCAGCTCGTCGACCTTGGCGGCCTCGGTATCAGTCAGGTCACGACCGGCTTCGGCGGCTGAATCCGTCAGCGCCCCCGCCTGGTCTTTTAGCTCGGCCAGTCGCGCGAGCAGCTTCTGCAAACGGTTCATAGTACCCCCGAAAATAAAAAGGCCCGCAGTGCGGGCCGGTTGTGTCGGCTTGCGGCCGGCAGATCAGAGTCGCGCGAGCCGGGCCCGTGCGGCGATGAGGTGTTGCGCGGCAGGCGGTGCCGCGCGTTTCTGTGCCCACTGGGGCACGTTCGTAAACTTCGACAGATCGGTGCAGGCCGCGATCTGCAGCTCGTCGGTGATTTCATCGACGAAGCCAAGCTGCGCGGCGTCCGGCGCCTTGAACCATGTTTCGGCTGTCATGTAGTCCGAGACGGCAGCCGCGGCGAGGCCGGTGCGCTTGACGTAGGTGTCGACGAGCTGCTCGCGCACCTGGTCGAGCAGATCGGCGGTCTTGCGCAGATCTGCGGCGTTGCCGAACGCGGCGCCCGCCGGATCGTGGATCATGTAGAGCGCGTTGCGAGCCATCCGGACATGATCGCCAGCGCAGGCGATGATCGAGGCAATCGAGCACGCGGCGCCGTCGATGTCGACCTCGATGCGGGCGCGGTTCGACAGCAGCAGGTTGTAGATCGCATAGCCCTGCGTCACATCGCCGCCGAACGAGTTGAGCCTGACGTTGATGACGTCGACGCGGCCCATCGCCTTGAGGTCATTGGCGACGCGCACGTCGGTGATTTCGTCCCAGCCGCCGATGTAGCCGTACAGGTACAGATCGGCCGACTTGCCTTTGTTCACGAAGCGGTAGCTCATCGGATCACCCTCACGCGCGCGGTTGGCGCTTCGTCGTCGTCTTCTTCATCGTCAACCGGCGGCGGCTCGACGGGTGCTGGCGGTTGCATCTGCGCCTCGGCGAGTTCGCGCATCATGTCGGCCGGGACCATGTTGAGCGGCGCGAGGTAGTCGTCGCCGCCCTCGACCGGGTTCAGGTCTTCCAGTTCGCGGATGTCGTTCAGGCTCAGGTGGCGGGCCGCGTTGTACGCGTCAAATCGCGACTTCATGTCGCCCCGAAGCAGGCCGTTCAGTTCGATGCGCGTGTACATGCGGCCGCGGTTGACCTGCCCGAACAATTTGATGTCGGCCTCGGACTCGAGGCGCCGGCACCAGGGCATCAGCGAGTGTGTCACGAACTCGATCGCCTGGTGCTCGATGTTGCTGAACGTCGAGCGCTCGAGGTCGGCGATCATGTGCGGCGGCACCCGGAACCAGCGGCAGATTTCGCTGATCTGAAACTTGCGCGATTCGAGAAACTGCGCTTCCTCCGGCGGGATCGTCATCGGGTGCCACTTCATGCCCTCCTCCAAAATGAAGGGCCGCAGCGCGTTCGAGCCGCTGATCTGCGTCTTGACCGACTCGCTCAGGTTCTTGTGCGCTTCCGGCGTGAGCTTGCCCGGATGCTCGAGCACGGCACCGGGGTGCGCGCCGTTCGCAAAGAAATTCGCGCCGAACTTTTCGAGCGCCATCGACAGCCCCAGCGAGCGCGCCGCGACCGCCACGGGCGAGTAGCCCGTCAGTCCGTCGAACGCCAGGCCGTGCACGTGAAACATATCGCGCGCGGCGATGATCGTGTCGTTGCCGCCGCCGTTGTTCACGCGGTACTGCAGGCCGCCGGTGGTCATGCGCTCAGGCGTCACGCGATCGGGCGTGATGAGCCACAGCCATTGCGGCCGGCCGTCCGGAGTCCGCTCGATTTCCGCGTAGCCGTTCCCGTACAACAAAGCGTGCGCGATGATGGCCTCGCGAAACGCGAAAGCGGCCATTTCGGGATTGGGCTGCGTCTTCAGCAACCACGCGACATCGCCGTCGCGCTGCTCGCGGCGTGTCCGGCCGTTGGCCTGCGGCACCTTTTCGAGCACGTGCCACGGCAGCGCCGCGATGGTTTCCGAGATCACCCGCACGCAGGCCCACACCGCCGCGACCTGCATCGCCGTGTCAGCGTTGACGTATTCGCCCGCCTGACGGCCGCCCCACGCGTGCGAGGTCTGCACGGGATTGCGGCGCACGAGGTTGACGAAACGGCCCCACAGACTCACAGCGTCAGTACCCCGCGTGTTTCATAAACGGACGGCCCTTGCACTTCCTCGGCAATCGCGATGCCGAGCGCCATCGCCAGCGCGACCGCGCCGTCGATTTTTTCGCCGGATTTCGACTTGTCGAATTTTTCATTGCCGGCCGGATCTTGCGCGGCGGCGATGTTGGACATCATCCAGCGCAGCACCGGGTGCCCGCCGTGCGCGATCTGCTCGCTCATGATGAGCCGCTGCAGTTCCCGCACCGGCGCGGCCATCGAGGCAAAGCCCTGCCCGAAGCCCAGCATATTGAACCCGTCGGCGAGCAGCTCCTGCACCAGGTGCGAGGAGTTCCACCGATCGAACGCGATGCCCTTAAACCGATACAGCTCGGCGTCGCGCTGGATCGAGTCGCGCAAGAACGCGTAGTCGATCTGGTTGCCGTCCGTGGCGACGATGTGCCCGTCCTGCGCCCAGCGGTCATAGGGCACGCCGTCGCGCCTCGAGCGCAATCGGATCCCGTCCTGCGGGCACCAGAATCGCGGCAGCACCGCCCAGCGCTCACCGCCGACCGGCGGAAACACCAGGACGTGCGCGGCGATGTCAGCGGTCGACGCGAGGTCGAGACCGCCGAAACACTCACGGCCGCGGAGCTGCTCGAGGTTCAGCGGGACGGCGCCCTTGTCCCAATGTTCGATCGGCACCCAGACGCTGCTCTGCTCGGTCCACACGCAGAACAGCAAGCGCGCCACGATGTTCCGCTTTGACGGAATGTCGCGCGCCTCGGCGACCTGCTCCTGCAGGTATTTCTCGGTGATGGACACCCCGAGATTCGGGTTCGCCTTGATCCAGCAAGCCGGATCGTCGAGCCAGTCGTCGCCCTCATCGAGCGCGGCGACGTAGCCGAACCAGCTATCGTTTTCGACGATGCCCTGCACGACCTTGGTGCTGTACTCGTGGTGATCCCAGCACACCGAGTGCCGGTCGTATCCCGAGTTCGTGATCTCGACGATCAGCGCCTGCCGGCGCCCCTTGGTTCCGGCCCTCATCTTGTCGACGACGTCCGAGGTCTGATGTTCGTGGATCTCGTCGATCAGCGCGCCGTGCACCCTTTTCCCGTCGAGGCCCCGGCCTTCAGACGACACCGGCCGGATGTACGAGCCGGTCGCGTGGTGGGCGATGTTCTGCGCGTCGACCTTCAGCCTGGACGCCAGCGCCGGCGAGGCCTCGGCGAAGCGCTGCACGTCGCGAAAACAGATCTTGGCCTGGTCGCGGGACACCGCCGCGGTGTAGACCTCGGCACCCATCTCTCCGTCCGCGAGCGCCAGGTACAGCGCGATCCCCGCGGCCATCGGCGTCTTGCCGTTGCCCTTGCCGATTTCGATGTACAGCGTCCTGAAACGCCGGAACCCGTCGGCGCCGAGCCACCCGAACGCGCTGCCCACTACGAACGCCTGCCAGCCTTGCAGCGTGAACGGCTGGCCGGCGTGTTGGCCATCTGCCAGCGTCAGGCACCCGAAAAACGCAATCGCCCGAGCGGCGAGCTGCACGTCGAACGTCAGGCCGCGCGCGGCACCCTGCTCGAGGTCGCGCAGGTGACGCTCGCAGGCGAGCCGAACCCAAGGCCCGGCCACGACCCGCCCCGCGACGACGTCCGTCGCGTAGGCAGTCGTGCGGTCGATCTT